TGCTAATTGGTTTTCAGCCTGACGGTTAGCGGCTCTACGGGCTTTCTGCCGAGCGTTTATTTTTTCTCGGTTTTCGGCAGCCCATTTATCGTTCTTAGCTTTTACCGCTTCCGGGTTTTCGGCATACCATTTAGCATTATCCGCTTTTCTCTTTTCCGGGTTTTCGGCAGCCCATTTAGCATTATTAGCTTTTACCTTTTCCGGATTTTCGGCGGCCCATTTAGCGCGAGCCGCTTTCATTTTTTCCGGGTTTTCGGCTCTATATTTAGCGCGAGCCGCTTTTTCCTTTTTCGGATTTTCGGCATACCGTTTACCGTTATATGCTCTTATCTTTTCTACCGCTTCCAAACACTTTGCATGTTTTTTTATAAATTCGGCAGGTACTATGCCTCCAGTATAATCTTCTGGGTCTAAGTGTATCGCTGCCTGTTTTAGTTTTTGCTTTGGTGTCATACCTAAAAAGCCCGGCTTGTTAGGCCGGGCGAGCAAATTATCTTTTTATAAGTATCAAGTAACATACCCAGACTACCAAACAGATAACTGCGAGGCGAAAGACGGCCATAACTATTACGGCCGCTAATGCTTTATAATATTCCATTAGAAGGGTAGCTCCTCCTCCTCCTCGGCTATTATTGTGGCCGCTTGTGGCGCCGTAGCTATTAGCTTTGGCAGGGTATGCTTAACTGTATATTCCACTAAAAACCCTACCTGGTCGCTGTCGTCGAGCGTTTCCTTTTTTGTCAGCTTATCCAGCACCTTTGTATAGTCAGGCATACCGTTCATAGCGTCTTTTTTGAAATACTGCTTTAACCAGGCGCCATTCTGTTTTAGTAACATGGAATTTGAGGTGCCCTTAGTACCGTCTGGCCTGACAAACTCCTCTACCCGAGGTTTAAAAACTACCTCTTTTGATAGGTCTACGTTAGGCAATGTTTTTAGAAACGCTTTTGACGGACCTCCTTTAAGGCTTAGCGAGAATGAAACATCAAAGCCGGCATCAACTACTATATTAAGCATAGGGCCCAGCGAGTTTCCCAGGTCGAAACTAATATCCTTTATCCGGCCTTCTAGCTGGTCGTGCACCTCCTCGGTGACCTGTTCACCGGTTTTTTTAATACGCGTCTGCACTATGGCAGTGTCGCTTTTTTCCGTTGCCTTAAGGCGAAATTTGCCTCCCATAACGGAAGCATAAATCTTACGGTCGCTTGTTGAAAATCCAGACATAATTAAAATTTATATAAAAAGTGAAAAAAATAAAATCCATACAAAAACTCCTATTATTATAAAACCATGTATAAGGGTATTTTCGAGAGGCGTTAATTCTTTATCCATGATATATCATTGTTTGCGTTAAAAATTTATTTAGCATTAAACGCTGTTCTGCAAAAATATAGTTATAGCAGAATGATTCAATATCAATAATAACCATATCGGCGGCATAGCCTGAAAAGCTATGGGCGCTCGTGCTGTTACCGGTGAGGTCATTTAATACCAGCCAAAGCCAGAAATTTGTAAGTATTACCGTTTCCTCGATAATTTCTTTGCTGCCCGAAAACCGATACGCTACATTGAGCGTATCTTCGGCCGGGTCGAATAAAAAAGATTTTACAAAAATCGATACTTTCATAAATACATTAGGTGTGGGTGAGAGAACATCCAGTAAGTAACAAAGGCAAAAACGGCAAGGGTTAACACGATCATAATAGCTGCGCGTACGCCGCTGAGTGATAGCCTATCCATTATACAATGGATATTAAAAAGCCAATTAATAAACCAGAGGCAAGTACAATACCTGCTAAGGCTAAATAAAAATAATCGATCCGGCGAGCTCCTGGAGCTTGTGTTTTTGAAGTAGTTAAGTATATCATATATCAAAGATATCAATAATATCAATAATATCAAATATATTTTTTATTTATTTTATTCTATGCACATAGATACCGTCAGGGCGCTTTTCTGTTTGATATTCCCTCTCTGGTAATTTCTTTTTAATGTACGATACTGTGGTTGCACAGATAGCGTAATTATTGCGGAGTAATGTTGCTGGCTCAATATAGGCCTCACCAACATTTAGAGCGCGGATTTTTTTTGCTCTGTTAGGAAGTAAACGAGGTTTTGTAATTAAATTGTTATACATAGGTTTGTTAGTGTTTAATATATTTAATACATTTGATATGTTTATATTATTTATGGATTGATTATTGTATCAAAGATAATAAAAATATCAAACATATCAAAAAGATTATGACTAATTACGTAGAAACAATGAAAAATGTTCGCAAAGATTCTGGCGGCAATGAGCTACTTTTAAATATTGAATGGTATAGAGCCAATTTGCAAAACTTTGCAGACCCAGATAATTTAGAAGGTGAGCTATATAAAACGTATTTTGCCTCCCTTTTTAATGGAGCTACCGGCGCTCAATATTCACGCTGGATAAATAAAAATGCCTCTGAGATACGCGAAAGCAACGGCGGCATGCATTTAGGCCAGTCAAAGCGGATAGCTATGAATAAATATTTTAATGAATGTAAGGTCGATATATCATGGCTCTTTTCGTATGGAAACGAAGAAGAATTTTTTAAACATATAGACCTAAGTAATTACGAAGTTGAAAACGACAAATACAAAAAGGTATGATAAACAAGGAAAAAATTAAGGAAGTTACCGCCGTTGGCCGTATGACTGTCGGGCACCGTTTTAAATTAATACGCGAACATTACGGCTATAATGGGACTGAGTTTGGCAAAATAGTGGGTACAAATCAGGAAAAAATTTCCCGACAGGAAAATGATAAGTCAGCAATAGAGCATGACACTTTACTTGTTTTACTGCAAAAATTCGGTATTTCGGCAGACTGGGTCCTGACGGGTAAAGGACCTCGTCATAAGGTTATAGAGAAAAACTCCATTGTTACTGATATAACATTATTAAAAGAAGAGCTAGAGGTCTTAAAGTCTATGGCAAAAAAACAGGCTGAATTAATAGGTTTGCTAACCTCCCGTTTTTACGGAGCCGGCGTCGATAAACCTTTACAGTTAAGGCAGCCCCAGCACGTATAATAATGATAAAAAACGGATTGCCCTATGTAATAGAAGTAACCTATAAAGGCAGAAAACTGTTAGGCGTTGTACGCTGGTATGAATGGACTAGCGCTCACCAGGTGTTAATCCATGGCGTTTGCAATATATCTATGAGGTATAGCGAAAATTCCGGCTGGTATATAAACGCGGGTATAAAGGTTATCCCTGAGCTTGTTTTTTTATTAGGCCAGCAAATAGACGCCCATTGCGAGGATATACACGCATAAAGAGATAAATACCAGCTAATGATGCTAAAATCACCCATACATACCAGGGTATATTAGCACCGAGTGTGCTGTCGGTTTTTTTTTGGATTAGTTTTATTTTTGCAGTAGAATCAGATAAAGACCTCTCATTCTTTACTGATATAGATATGGCAGCTACTTTAGCTGCCGTATCTTTTTTTATGTAGTTATCGTATTTTATTGAGCTGGCATTTTCGGCAGCATATTCTAAAATTGGTTGCCCAGGCTTAATTTTCGGGCGGTCTTTATTCATAATAAACCTAAAACCTTCGTCGTTTATCTGACTTGCCTGGATCGCTTTAAAGTTATACTCGTGTTTTTCCAGGTGTAAGCTGTCAAATTTTACGACGTGTGTAAAACGTACATTGCTATCCCTGGTTGCCTTACATCCAAAAAGTAGGAATAACCAGGCAAATAAAATAATTAGTATATAGGCGACCAGGCCTACGCGCTGAGCTCTCATTTATGTAAATTTCTAACTGGGTTAAATGCTGGCCTTGCCGGTATAGCCTTTGCCAGAATCATATCACAAAGAATAGTATAGTTTACGTCGTCGATAAAAGAATCTGCCAGGCTTTCATTTTCGGCACCTTTACCAGATTTTAAGAGCTGTACTTCTCTTATTAATTTTGTAGCCTTAAATACGAGTATCACCTGGGCCGGAGTAATACCTACTATTTCGGCAACCTTGTTGAAATTGCTTAGCCTATCCTCTCCGGCATAGTCATTACCTTTTGATAGCATAATCTTTTTACATTTTGCTACCAGGGTATCAAAGTGTCTTTCCTGTTCTATTATATCCATTATATTAAGCGCTGTAAGGTGTGAATTTTACCGTTTTCTGGTCCTTTATTTCAAAATTTAGCCAGGTGCCGCCCAGCGGCTTAGGACCGCCGCCGCGCTCTACATGCCAGCCGCCCATATCGTGTTGAAATTCCTCTTTATAGGTTGCTACCCGTATATGAGTTTGTGGGCGTATAGATAGTACGCCTCTGTTATTTATCCGCTCTTGTGGATATTCGATAATATATTTTTCGTGCACGTGTCCTGAGATAACAATATCGGCGTCTGGGTAAATAACGGCCTGACGAAAACTCTGGATCGTTCCTTTAGTAACCGGGCCGCCGCCGCCGTATCCATGGAAGGTTTTAATGATTATTGATGTACCGTCATGCCTTCCCTTTACTGACGGCTTGCCGTCGCTGGTTCTATAAAAGACCAGCTTTATATAACCGCCATATCCTGACACTGCCACGCCCGTATTTAGCTTATTGGCAAGCCTTTTTATAAGGTCCGTTTCACATCTTTTCAAAATACTTGTTTCATGGTTGCCCGGAGAGATAAAAAGTAAATTATCGCTATACGGCTCCAGCCATTCGGCAGTAGTATCTACTAAAGCGTCAATATAATTGTCTACCTGGTGCTCAGGGCGTAGTGAGGATTTGCTAGAGCGCGGGTCATATTTACCCTGCATAGCGCAAAAAAGGTCACCTATGGCAATAATACCAGCGCCTCTTCTTTTTGCCTCCTGAAACTGCTCTGTCATTAAACCGCGGTCACATTTAGCATTATCTATATGCCAGTCCGCGGTAGCTAAAATTTCAAACTCCTGGCCTACTTTTTTCCATGCAAATTGAATTTCATGCACGTTTTTTGCTCCCAGGCTACGTATAGGATAAATCATACTTGCGGGTTTTTTGAATCTTTGGATAGGTAACCGAGTAAAGCAATACCCAGGGCTATAACAATATTCTGCCAGGTGAAAGTAGCGCCTGGCTCAGCATATGGCGCCAAAACGATAGCAAGACCAGCCGATAGGCCAGCAAGAGTAGTTCTCCAGTTTTTCATATTTTTAGCTTAAGAGGTGAGAAAATCTAACCGCGTAGTCGGAAATTTTTACCGAAGCATCCAGACCGTTGACTATTTTGCGAGCGTTTAAAAAATCCGCGTGCCCAGGTACTATGTATCTGTCCAGTCCTACGCCGGTAAACATTGCGCGTTTCATGCCGAAGCAGATAATTTTAGCTGAAATATCCAGCCTGTTAGCTAGTTCTGGCTGGTGCACGAGGTCAACGCCAGCAATAGGCGAAAAACGGCGGTAGTTATCTCTCCAGGTTAATTGTACAATACCACGCCCGAAGTAAATTTTACCCGTTTCTGGGTCCATAGCGCCGTATTTGTGGTTTCTGCCATGCCCAAACTCGTCAATACCTCGCATATGGCCTGCCGATTCATGGTAAGCGGTGGCAAGTACATAAGCGACCTGATTTGGTAGGGTTATAGCGGCTTTGTCGCAAGCGTTTAAAATAGCGAGTATGCCTTCTTTTTTGGGAGCGTCGAGAGCGCCGCGAAAAAAGTCTTTAGAGCATGTTAATAAATCAATTTTCAAAAGTTTATCGGTTTTTATCGGTTAACTCTTTCAGGCGTATTTCTGTAATTGATTGCCGTAGCTCCAGCGAAGTGATTCGTTCGGAAATTTCTTTTCTATAAATAGCGTCGTCTTTTTGCATTTCTATCTGGCGGACCGATATTGTGGAAACTGATACCTGCATGTTTGCGATTGCATCCTTAGTTCCGATATAAAAGCAACCAGAAAAAAACACAACTATAATAATCTGTAAAAAATCCTTAACCAACATTTTCGCTGCATCCATTATGACAATAAGGGTAGAATAAAGCCTTCAAACGCGCTTACCTGCTCTTCGGTAAGCTCATAAATATTATCAGATACCAGATGACTATTAACTTCATAAACCTGGTCTTTATGGAGTTTTTTTGCGGCAGTGTTAAGGGCGCGTAAACCAGCCTTATCAAACTTGTAACCGTTCTTTTCGTCGCGCAAAATTGCACCATGATCACCCGTAAGGGCGTGTTCGATACGCAAATCCTCTAAATCTTCGTTGTAATGTTTTGCCGCTGATTCGGCATTTTTAAGCACTTTACGAAGGGCATAAGCTATTTTAGTGTCTGTATTACCGTTTAAATATTGCCCGGCCTGGGCCGCAAATTCTTCAATCTGTGGGATAGTTTTGAGAGCCATCAATATCAGTTAGTTATGTTAATTATACAAATATCGGTAAAAATTATATTATTTATGCAAAAAACGGTAAAATAATTCAAAAAAAATGCCCCATAAAACAGTAAGGATTATTATACTAATAATGAAATTAGTCAGCGGCCATAAGGCAATAGCAGAAAATAGACAGAAAAGCATAGCAAATTTTAGTAGGTGCCAGGCGTCGGTAAAGGCACTAAAAATGGTCGAGGAGCCAGGGAAACGCTCTTTAGTGGTTGATCCGTTGGCCCATTTATTTACCCATGATTCGGCAGGGTTCCAAAATTTAGGGTTAAGGTTTTTAAATTTGCTGGTAGAAAAATTAGTTTTTAGTACATCCTGGGCGGCGTCTAGCGCAGCACCCAGGATAAAAAATAAGATTGATAATAGTAGCATATACTAATTTTTAGAAAGATGATAATAAAGCATAAGCACCTCCACCCTGATTTATATAGGTCAAGCGGCTACCTATGGCACCATTCGCGCCAAGCGTTGCCGTCGGGTTATAAGTTCCTGTCGTACCCTCCAGGGCTGGCGACCCTGCGGCCGTAATAGTTATGGCCGCTGACGACCCAGGAGCGCGTATAATTATTAAGCGCTGGCCTATTTTGCCAGCTACGCAAGAAGGTAGTGTAATTGTGTAGGCAGTTGAACCGGAAGCGATAATAACCTCAATACCTGTGGCCGGTACTGTGTAGGTAGCCGAGCAATAGGCCACGGCAACAAAAGTTCCTTTAGAGGTTAGGGCGCCTGTTATAATTTGATTTCCGGCGAAATCTACCTGCCAGCAATTTACAAACGGTATAGAAGTTGAGCCGGCACCTACCGAGGCCGAAGAGCTGTAATATGTCAGTATCCCGGCACCGCTATCGAATTGCATAACTTGGCAAAACCCGGCAGATACGGCCGTATGTGTAGTGCCAGAAACTGAGCAATTAGCCGCTATCTCGTTAACTTGGCTAGATACCAGCTGATTAATAAATAAAGGATTAATAGTACCAAACTGGCAGGTCGAGCCACCACCAGCGGCGCCGACATAGGTACTGACTTGCAGGGTTGCCAGTCCTGCATAAGTGCCGGTAATAGAGGTATGGCCACCTAAATAACTAGTTCCATAAACCTGTAACCGGTCGGCAGAATCAGCTTGAGCGCTATCTGAGCCGGCAGCGGTTGGCGGAAAAAGCATAAAATTACCAGTGTTGGCGGCAAACTTGCCGTACTCAGAAACTAAAGCAACTGAGGAGCCCGAAACTATACCAAACACCAATTTAGGAAAAGTTGTTGTACCATTTCCAAAAATACTAATAAGACTGCCGCCGTTGGTGCTGGAGTTAAGGTTTGATTTACCTGCTGCATTACTACCATAGGAGGCGCTATATGCAACAAAGCCCAAACCTGGCGCCGACCCAGTTATAGTAGATATAGGGTCAGCAGATAGAATACAATTATATCCTGCTCTTAAAATAGTGCCAGGCGCTGCTGTCGCTGTCGCTGTTATGACATTACCAGCCGTTGAGCTTGCATTGAATTGTATACCATTAACTGCCGCGGCTGTTACCGTTAAACCCCCAAAAGTTGCGCCCTGGGCTGAGGTATTGCCGTTGGTAAGTGTTTGGTCGAGTGTTTGTGTATTTAGGCCGGTCCAAACACCGTTTTGCCGAAACTGCCACAAATTCGAAGTTGTGTTGTAATAGGTTAGTCCGTTGGCAACTGAGCCGGTAGGTGCTACGGCTATTGAGTTAACCACCAGTGCACCGGCTGGCGTTACGATAACACCGTTAATAGATATAGAGCCTACGTTATTTATGAGCTGTAACGCGTCGGTGGTAGTGTAGCCTATATAGCCCATTTGACTAGCACCCCTGTACCAGGATGAATACGTACCGCCGTTGCCTACGGTGGTACTTGTTGTTAATCTTACCATCTCGTTACCACCATAAAGGCCAATTAATAGACCTGAAATTTGAGGGCCACCAATAGCAAGAGATGAGTATGCTGCCGAAAAACTTGAGAGAACAGGGCCGAATATCAATTTAGTACCGCTAGACTGAAAAGAAAAGGTTTTAAAGCGCGATAGTATTGTTTGCGCTATAGTGAGGTGGCCCAGCTGGTTAGGGTGCAATATATTGCCGGAAGAAATAAATTGTGGGTCAGAATAAGTATGGCCAGCTAAAAGGAGCGGCGTATTTACATCGATTGTGTAGTAATCTGGCGCCAGGCTATTTATATAGGCTGCATATGATTGTACGAGGGTCTGCTGGGTAATTGTGTAACTGCTGCTTAAAGGTATAGGCGTTGTCAGGATAGGTATAATACCATTTTTAGCACAATAGTTAATAAAAGTAGTTACAAGCCCCTGAAAAGTTATAAGCGTAGAGTTCGCATTTATAGCGTCATTTATACCCAGCGCAAATAAGGCATAACGCGGGTTAACGCGTCCCAGGTCAGGCAGGTATGAAGAGTAATTACTGGCCTGGGTTGATGAAATTGATAAGTTTGTAATAGTTTTTCCAAATCCCAGGCTATTGGCCAGGATAGAAGCATAGCTATTGTTAGCGTCGTTAAATACACCTGACGCCTGGTCATTTTGCGCTGCAAAGGAGCCGTCAGTAATCGAGTCTCCTAAAATCGCTATGTATGAGTTTCTTTTCTCGGTAGAGCCGAAGTAAAACGACTGAATAGTATAGGTACCGCCGGCGTTGCTGATAAGCGTATTTGCCGGATAAGTACCAGGGAAAGGCGTGTTCTGCATTTCCGTAAAAGAAAACGAACAAGTAACCTGTATATTTTGGGTAATATTAAGACATATAGCCGTAACAGATAAACCGGTACGTATAACGCGTAATTTAAGTACGTCGCCTATATTTATAGGCAATATCGTTGCCGCCGTGCTATATGGCTGGCCATAGCTCAAATTAAGGGTAAGCACGCCCGTAGAAGTGTTTAACTGGCCTATTATACCAAAGGTCGTATTTCCGATATTTAGAGCCAAACCAACGCCTTTGGCGCCAACTACGTAAGTTAATTCTGTATACCACTCGCGAAATAGGGTAGTATATGGAGCGGCGATATAGTTGTTAAAATTACTAGCGCTCGATATAGTGGTAATGCCGGCAGGACCGGCAGTAAATGTTACGCCGTCTGGCGTAGTGGGCGTATATATAGCAAAAGGAGTATTACTAAAATCTGACGCTGCTGTAAATTGACTGACAATAATATCCCCTACAATATCGATACCGCTAGTTTTCGTATTAAAAAGAGTTCTGTCTGATAATATATTAATATTTGTACTTTTTAATTCAAAAGGCGCGTAAAGCTGGGCGCCAAAGCTATTTGTTGTGATTGAGTCTAAAAAGCTAGCGCCGTTCTGTGTATATGAGCGCAAAGCTATTGAATTAACGGGAGTGGCCATACTAGCATTTCCGGTAACTATTAGCCCCGTATTTGTTACGTTGCCTATTGTTGCCGTCTGCTGCAAAGTCGCGTTACCAACGGCATAGTTATTTACCTGCTCATAATATTGGCCGTTGCTTACTATCCAGTCACCGGCATTAAGGATAAAACCGTATTGTGTGCCGGCGTCCGAGAGTATCCAGTAAAAACCGTTATTTGCCGTAGACGGCACGGGTAGTAAGGGTAAATTAGTAGCTGCTGAATAAGCGCCCTGGAATTTCATAGCGCCTAAAACGGCCCTGTCTACATAGGCCTTTGTAGCGGCCTGTAGCGCTGCCGTCGGGTCTGCCGATAAGACTAACGGCCCGGCAAGCGCACCACCGGCTAGCGGCAGGTAGTAGGTATCTGTGGCGGCCTTAGTCCAATATTTATTGGTTGCCCCGGCTGGTATATTATCAGCTGTTAGGGTAACATTCCCTCCCACTGGCGCGATAGTATTTACGGCTGTAACTGTTCCAGCTCCGCCGCCCGAAGGAAAGGTATAAACGACCGCCCAGGCGCCGCCTGTTTTTTGTGCTATCTGGCCTGGAGTTGTAAGTATGGCAATATCACCGTTATTGCCTACCGAGGATAAAGGTATAGCGGCAGATATAATAATTGAGGCGCCAAACATAGGCACCAGTGACATAAAAGGTGTTACACCGTCACCTACAACTAGTTTATTACCGACAGCGTCTTTGTAGTATGCAACCTGTCCGCTTAAAAGGGTCGGGTTAAGAGCCTGCATAAATGCCAGGGTATTATAAATATTTTGAATCGAGCCGCGAGCTTTAGCCATGTTAATATGAATCTATAAAGTTATTATCGTAATGAATGCCGTCGTCAATTATGCCTGTGTAAACTGCCTGGGCCGCTACTGGTACGGGTATATAAATAGGTATTACGCCTCCCTGGTCGGTTATATTATAGGTTACTATGCCAGTGCCGGTGTTTCTGGTAGCATAGGGCTGGAGTGTTCCTGACGTTGCCCTTGTTGACTGGTTTACGGTAAGGGTGTCGTCATAAACAAATAATGATCTGGAGGGCGGGTAATTATCCAAAGAAGGGTAATTATTATCTGTCATTAGTTTTATAAGCAAATTAAGAGAGCCGTATGTATTTAGGCAGACATCATAAATACTCTGCTGATCCTGGGAAATATATTTTTGTATCATACTTTATAGGCGTTAGGATTGACATTTAAGCGCCCGGTAGCATCAAAGGCTACAATAGCGCCCGCAGACTGGTAGCCATCGGCAGCAAGCTCTACATTTATCTTACGGGCAAGGTCCTGCTCTATACCGGTAGCATTCTGAAACTGGCGTATGCCTACCCCATCGAGCGGGTTCTGTTTCCACCATCCGGGGAAGGAATTAAGGCTGTCTAAAATATGCTGCTCGTCACTTTCGGCAATAATAAAATCACCGTTAATGATAAAAATATCATTATTGTTAATATTTAAATCCGCGTTTATAGCCATTATTATTTTCCATGAGTTATAGTTGTATTTTCAATGTTTGCCCGAAGGGTAACTATCAAGGGTGTTTGCGCTGGCGCTCCCAGGGCGGTAACTGCAATAATCAGCTTATTTACTGCCTTCTCCAGGTTATTTAGCTTCGTCGTTAATGCCACTATTTGCACCATACCGCCGTAAGAGCCGTCATTTAGCTGCATAAGGCCGTTTTTCATATCTATAACCGAAGAGCCTGTAATAGCCACTATTTCAGTAATATCTGAGTAAAGAATAGCAAAAGGCTTATTAATCTTTGAATATCCGCAAATAACTACCGACCCAATAGTAGGTATTAATAGGAGGCCGTCAGCTACGCCAGCCATAAGCTGTATGCCCAGGAGGTCAGTAACGGCGGTGCCGCCAATTGTTACGGCATTAAAAGTTCTGGAGTTTATATTTACGGAAACAACTGTAACAGAGATTATTGTAACGCGGTCCTCAAGCTGGTTGCCTGTTAGCTGCCTTACGGCCTCGATTATATTACGGTCAGACATTATGGTAATTTATAATCGAGCTCTATCTCTTGTCTTAGGCCGCCAGTGCCGCCAGTGTATTTGACGGACTTAATTTTATAGGTCCCGTTGCGCTCAGGGAGTTTATTATCAACTATTTGCGCGTTGTCGCCTTGCCTTGCGAAGGGCATACCAAAGGTAAGGAATTTCCCGCGCAATCCCGTATAATAATACTGCTGTAATTTAGCCACGCCCAGGTTTGCCAGCACGTTAACATCGGTAACATTGGCAAAATTAAGTGTACGGCGCTCGCCTACGTTAGCCGGCGGAAAGTCTGCCTTACTGCCCAGAGGCCTTATATTTTTTACTACGCCTTTAGCTGTTAGCGTAATAAGCACCTCTAAACGCTGCTGCTGGGTACGGGCGTTGCCGTCACGCGTAGTGCCGCCTACCGAAACAGTGTTTATGCTATTACAGATAGCCGATAGGACTATATCGTCTTTACGCTGATATTCCAGGTCGTCAGATATTATGGTCTGCTGGAAAGTATAGGTATGGGTAACCGCTTCGGCCTCGATATAAACCAGTGAACCACATCTTAACTGGTTACCACGAAAATAAGATTCTAGAAACTTGTCTTTTCGTAATCTTGCTAAAACGTCAGCAACTGTTTCGTTTTGCGTTGTCCAGTCGCCTATATTTGTCTGTGTCTGCTGGTTTACAGTGTAAATAGTCCCTGTTAGTAGCTCGGCGAGCATTTTCTCTACCGTATAGCTGGCCGCTGGGAATAGCTTGTTAGGTGCCGGTATCTGCTTTAATTGCCACATAGCGTCTTCGCATTCCAAAACAAAGGGCTTTTTGCTGGTAACCTTAGAAATAAACCCGGCAAATGTTGGTGACCCCATAAGTAGGTTAGGGTTTCCTAGCTTGTCAAAGGTCTTGTAACCGGCATTAATGGTAACGGCGTCGCCCTTTAAAAATAGCGGGTCAGAGGCCGAAAAGCCGCCGATATTGGCGTTACTATTGCCCAGGTTTACCGGTATGTTATTAGCATCCAGGTAAAAGATATTTTTAGGCAGCGTAATTGTAGCCTTGTCGGTCATATTACGCCATGAGTTTTCAGCCTCAAAACTAACGACAAAAGGGAATGTTATCGTTTTTGTCCTGTTAGGATATGAGAATGAAGGTTTTTGTACGATTATAACGGTAGTCTGGCAGATTATCATTTATGAAACTGTAAACTGTACATAATTATCAGAAAGAGCCGATATAGATACCGGTTGGTAAGAATAGCCTCCTATTTCTTGAGCGAAAGAAAAGGAATTTACTACCAGGTTATTTATACCGAATAATTGTAAATACCAGCTCGTCACCGATATAGGTATAGGCGCTAAAAGCATTTGCCGTAACTGTGCTACCTGGGCGCGCGGGTACTGGCCATTAGGGCCGGTAATAATAAGGTGAATATTTATTGAGTAGTCACCCAGGCCTATATATTCCTTTACCGTACCATCAAGACCTTGTATTACCGTTGTAACGATATTTTTCGTTTGGTCGAGCGTTAATATTACGGTGTCAAAAATTAGGTCTGGAAAATTTAGCCTGTTCCCCAGGTTATCCGTATAGGCAGCACCAGAAAATTTAAGGTTAGCAAAAACGGGCGTACCTAACTGGCTCCTGTAAAGGGCAGCGTCGGGCGTCGTTCCTTGTGGCACCGAATTATAAGGGTTAGGAGGCGGTAATAATATTCGTATGTTTTGCATATCAAAAGCCCTAACGAGCTCTGATATAACCGGTATAATTTCAGCCATAGTTTATATTTTTAGTTACCTGCAACAAGCTGGGAATCATTTACTGCTGACATAAGAGCGGCGGCAACCATATCCTTCGCCTTGCTGGCGCCTTCGGTTAAGTTTGTAGTCTGTACCCTAAAATCTTTTACCAGGTTTTCGATTTTTATATTTATCGTATAGCTTTTGTGACCTGTTACAGATTCCTTTTTACCCTTTGCAGCTTTAGCGGCAAGACCTTCGGCACCGGCAGCGCCAGCATGGTGTTCATGCTCACCGAGCTTTGCCATAGTAGATACCTTAGCGCCATCGTGCATAGAGGCGTTATAGGCCTTTGAGAAAATCCCTGTTATGCCGCCAGCGTTAACAATATCGTGTATGCCTGCTAACGAATCTTTAAAACCCTTCTTTACTAAAGCTGGGTTTAAGGTCAGCGCTCCAAGAAGTATCTCTCCAAAGCCTTTTACTACGGGCACAAAAGAGGTAAGAACGGCACCTATGCCAGATATAGCCGCCCGAAGAGGAGCACATTTCATATACGCCAGATATAAGCCGGCAGCAAGGGCAGCTATACCAATAACAAGTAGGCCAATAGGGTTAGCAGAGGCAGCGGCATCAAGTAGCCATAAAACGGCTGTAAGGGCGCTGGCTGAAACTGTGCTTATAATCATAGCACCATTAACGGCTAACCATCCTACGGCTAAAATGCCTACGGCAATACCGGCAGCCTTGAGATATATGGTATTTTCTGCCAGCCAGTGACCGAAGGTTATAAGGCCCTCAACGCCAGCCTTAAGGGCTTTAGCTACGGCAATAAGCGCCGGAGCCATAAGCGTTACCAGCTCCTCACCTGCCTTGCCTACGGTTAACTGTACTGTTTCCATGGTCTTATTATACTGTGCCAGCGGGTCAGCATTAAAAGCCGCCTTTGCTGATCCGGCGTACTCGGTAGATAACTCCGCCAGTATAAACTTCTGTGCCTGGGCAGCATGACCGGTAGCTACCATAGTCTTTACCATTTCTTTTTGGGCGTCGGAGAAGTTTACACCGACCCTCTTCATAGCGCCAATACCTTTAACGGGGTCCTGCATAGCCTTTCCTACCATTATAGCCAGCTCATTGACGCCTCTATGGGTACGGCTGGCCATATTAAGAACGGCCTCGCTGGTCTGGTTAAAAGTATCTTTGGTAATAGCTGGGAAAGTCAGTAACTGTGCCTGCATATCCTTTAGCTGTGTCCTGGAATATAGCGTAGAGGCCGTAAATTTCTCTACGCCCTCGTTTAATGAGGCCATAGTCATACCGGCTACGCCTTTAGTAGATTCGAGGCCTGCTTCCAGCTGAGCATTTGCCTGCTCCATATTGTGAAAGGCCTCTATACTTTTATGGAAAAATTCCGCACCTTCAAAAAGCGCAAAGCCTATGCCTAACGTTTCCAGGCCTTTTAGCATACCCTCACCAACACCTGAGGCCTTTTCTTTTAGCTCCCCCATCTTATGTTCAAGTTTCTCAGAGGCAGCAAAGGCCTCCTTGAGCTTCTGGGTCATAAAATCATTAAGGGAGAGATTATATACAACTTCTGCCATAGGTATTACTCCATTAAATTATTTTCTATTAAGTTAAAGCGTAGGGCGGCTACGGACTGGTGCCATACTGTTTCTGTCATAGCCTCAACCGCTGCCGGTGTTAGGTTAAAATGAGAATAATAAACGAGCCTAGCAGACCATTTAACCTCCTCACTTGATTCCCTGTCTATGAGGTGGTCAGCTATTTTTTTTTGTAGGAATCTACGGCAATAATCACCAGGTTATAGGCAGCCATAGTAGCACCCAAAATAAAGGCGTCATGCTCTGGCCGTTCCGAGGTAAATATAGCGTCAGAATCAGCGCTAAGTAGGCAGGCCTCGAAAAGTTCGTAGCTTGCTGTTATAGGCATAGACATCGCTTTATCCATAACGCGGATTTTAGTCATACGGCTGGGCTCTTTCAGATAGCCTACTACATCCACGCCGCTGGCTTGTGGGAAAATCATTGGATAAACTTTTACACCTTCACGTAGGGTAAGCTCTTCGGCTTTGGCGTTAATTTCGTCAGTAGTCATAGTTAAAGATTAAAGGCGGCCCATACTGGCCGCCCGTAGGTTAATGCTTATCTGTCAATCTGTGCTATAATTAGCGGTATGCTAACCATCAATTTTGTTTCTCCCTGGGTGCCAGCAAAAGGGTCCTCCAGAAATTCACAAGAGCGTAAAATATCCGTATCGGTATTAACACCACGCCCTGAAAAGGCTACGATAATATCAAAAGGCGGTATGCTCAGCGGGTCCCTGCCTGGAGAGGAGGCAATAATTTTTTTCCATTCGTCAAGGTATAGCTCCATCATACCCTCATACTCAAGGTTACCATAACCGCGGGAGGTAGGCGCTGAGCCTATACCGTAGTTATTTTCTTTCTTTTGCTTACGCTTGTAGTCAATTTTTACAATACCGACAACTGGCACGCCGAAAAGAATAAGGGTAATATTAGACCAGGAGTAGTTTACTCCATTGATAATTGGCGTCGCCATAATTACGATAGTTTAGTATTGTACCCGATAGGTACGATTATATTACGCGCTATGCCTTTTTGTAAGAGCTTTACGGCTACTATTAGCTGGCCGCTCGATAAAACGTTTTGCGTTGCATTGATTGCTATCTGAAAACCAGAGAGGTCTTTATCTCTCACCATCTGGTCAACGTTAATGGAGGCCTGGCTGGTTAGGTAAGCGATAGTAAGGTTAGAGATAGTGCCATCGGCATTTAGCTGTATTGAGCTGTTAAGCGAAGGCAGTAAACTTGCGTAAATACCGCGTATTGCCTTATCAATAGTCCTGTTATTTTCGATAAATGCGTAGTCTGACGTAGTGGATATAGCGGTATGACTATCATTCCAGTAAGAGCCTACGACGCCTACAAACTTTCTCAGAAAAATGTAGCGTAAGGTATTAAGGTTATTCAAAAGTCCCTGAGTAACCCTAACATCGGTAAAGGCCTCACCATTGGCGAAGGCTAAAACGTCATTCTCGACGCCGTTATCAATATTAAAGGCTTGTACCCAGGCAATATCCTGAGATACCGGAGCCAGTGAAATAGTACCCAGAAGGGCGCCAATATTACCAATACTCTTACCATAGGCCAGAAACAAGGCTGCTCCGGCGGCTGCTCCGTCTTGAGAAATAACTACTGAGCATTTATTTGATGCCAGGATCGATAAATCTGTGAGCGTTGATATATCAGTAACCAGTGAGAGGTCACCAGAGTAAACGGCTGAAATAGGCATATGCTGGGCATCCATCGCTGAGCAAGCTGCTGATATTAGCTGCACATCACCTAGAGCAAAGGCCGCAAGGTCTTTGAATATGCCTATCTGCCGAATAGCACCTACCGCAAAGTTTTGCATGGTAGCTATTTCAGCAAATGTATAACTGCCAGGTACGGCGAAAACACCTACAAAAAGCTGGCCTTTTGGCTGCATTCTGAAATACTCGCTGATATGGTAGTACATAACGGCAAGTTTTGAGCCTACACCGCCTGAAAACTGGGCAATAGTGCCCGTAATTGTGCCGCCAAAAGAAACAACTAGTGGCGTACCGGTATTTAAACCAATACCTAGACCTGGTTGAGCGCTGATAGTAATAGCACCAGCGGCAGAAATAGCTGTAAAGCCTGTAACGACCGTATTAAGGTTAATAGCGGCAGCAATAGAGGCGGCCAGTATGGTAACCGTAGTATCTGTGGATAGCTGGGCATAACTGGCCAGTATAAAATTTGCTGTAGCTAAAGCTCCAGGGACTGCTACCGAAATACCTATAACGTTACCCGTAGCGCCTACCGTAGTAAGTGTGACAAGGCTTGTTGCTCTTGTTTCATCCGTATAGGTATTTGAAATACCAGCGTTAACGGCGTCTGAAAGAGCTAAAAATTTCTTTATCCTGGTACCTGTGCTAAAACCTGACGGTAAAGCGCCAGAGTAAAACACAAGGCCGGATATGTAGTCGGACCCAGTCAGCGGCTTAGACAAGCCGCCCTGGCCCTTTATAAATACAATATCATTTAAAGCCATATTCTTTATTTAGTTAGCAAGCACATAGGCCGCGCTTAGCGCGGTGGTATAAGCGGTGGATAAATCGTAAGGGTTTGGCCCTGGGTCATTATCGTTAAAATTTTCTTGTACCTCATTGCTAAACTCCCAGGCTGTCTGCGCTGCATTGAAGTAGACAAACGTAATCGAGGGGTTTAAAATAAGTGTATTTTTTAAGTCTGCTGGAAAAGCCATTATTTTTTAGTTTTAGCGGGCTCTATTTCAATATAGGCGAGTACTTCCTCTGCCGTAAATTCGGTATCATAACCTGGGAGCGGACTAAAAGCCCAGTCACCAGCTTGATTAAGATATACCGAAAGGAGCCCTGGCGAGAGCGCCAGGGTGTCCTTTAGTTCTTTTGTAAACATTATGCGCCTGCTGATCTACCAACCTCTACCCAGCCAATACCATTAAAAATTAGGCTTATAGAGTTTGTTTTTCCTATACCAATAATTGAGGTGTAAGAGCTGGCAATAAAACCAGTGCCTAGTACCGCTGTAACACCTACCGAAGAGGGTAATACTATTTGTAATTGGTCACCAACAAAGGGCGGGTTTAATGCTGTTCCTACCGATAAATTTATCGTTGGCGCTACCAGTAAGTTTTGCACCATAACGATAGTGTCAAACTGTGAGGTGGCAATATTAATAATAGCTGCCGAAGCAGGTATCTGATAGTCATAAGCAAAGTTACGACCTGTATTATCTTGATTTACGCCTGGCGTAATTCTGGAAAGAGTAGACATTTTTTTTTATTTTAGTATTATCTTATTATACGCCTGTCGAGCGGGCCATTTCTACCCATAATGAGCCATTGAAAATAAAACTTACCGTATTGTATTTAGTGGCTGTTACTATTGAAGTAAGAGACGACACAGAGCAACCAGTTCCAAAGGTTATAGTTGCACCAGCTACCGAGGTAAACATAATTTTCATTTGGTCACCAACAAAGGGCGGAACAAAGGCAGCGCCTACACCAAAATTAATTGTGAGCGGCCCTGTTAATGGGGCAAAGCTCACAATCGTAACAAACTGGGCCGTTATTAAATTTATAACGGGTAAGCTGGCTGGCGTCTGGTAATCATAGCCGAAGTTTCTACCGGTATTATCCTGGTTTACTCCGATAGTTATACGAGAGGTTGAGGCCATTTTATTATTGTGCTATTAAAGTGTGCATTACTAACTGGTCACCAAAGCCGATTTGTGTATCCATCTTAAATAAGCCTTTGATAAAGAAAAGCTCACTGTTATTCTGTAATCTCTGTAACTGGAGGTTATTTTCGTCAGTCGTAGAGTTAAGACCTAACCATAAGTTTGAATCCATATCTGGTTTGGCAATACATACAAAAAACGTGTTATCTGGCAGTCCTGCTAGAGGCACCACATCGTAATTTGAGTATTTGTTAACACCAGCGTCTGTGGTATTCTCATTCTTAAAGGTATCCTCTCTAAGAGCCTGCTCATAAACTAGCTGAGTAGAATAAGCGACCATAAATTTAAGTCCGCCAGCACCATACTTGTAAAGTAATGCTTTAGGCACCAGTGTTAAAGCCTGCTGAAATTTTGCTCTGACGTTTAAACTTGTCAAAACAACTGGGCTAGGTACCTGGATAACTGTAACATCATTTAACGCCTTAGTTACCAGACCGTCAAAGTAAAAATATGCTGAATCACCAGCGGCAGCGTTCTTTGTCGTTGGGTTGATGTTAAGACCTAAAGAATCGTACGCTTTACGGCTCTTCCAGATAGCATTTTCAAAAAATTCGTTCAATCTCTTCATGGTCTGCATAACCATAAAATTTTCAGCCGTAACGGGCAGTTCGCGGCCTAAAAGAGTAGGGCTTAACTGCTCAGCGTAAAAATGCTGCTCAAAGTCACGAGGGTTAAACTCGTAGTAAAGCATCATATCCTGGGGTACAAGTACCTTACCATCAACGGTTAATAAACCCTGAGATAAAGGAGTAGCGGCCCGGCGCTGCATAAAGTTAGATACTTCGATACGCGGTATAGTGTATGCCTTCTTAATATTATCTTGAATCTTAACACATCCGCGTTTAAAAGTGTCCATTTCAACAACTGAGCGGGTAATAAATTCGGCGGCTGCAAAGCCTGACCAAGAGGAATCTTGTATATTTAATGCTTCTGGCATTGGATTAATTATTGTGCTGGTGTTTCCAGCCTCCTTATTTTATTAAATTTTCAGCCTGTTTCTAAGGTCTGCTTCGGCTCTGCCAATATGGCTGCCCTGTACTGCTTCTGTAGATTTTACTTCGATTTTTACGGCCTTTGAATTAATTGGCAGCTCTTCAATTAGAATTTTAGCGCCTTCATAATCAGTACGAGCGATATTCACCCAGGCAGCAATATTTTCAGCTGTGTTTTTTATCTTACCACTAGCTACATAACCGTCAATAAGATTCTTAGCCTTAGCGTCTACGCCTTTTGCCTCGTCTTCTTTGATTTTATCCTCTAGGCTTTTAGCCTTGTCCTGGGCAGCGTCTAGGTCATTTTTCTGAGCGTCGAAAGAGGCTTTTAGCTCGTCGTATGCTGCTTTAGCTGCATCAACGGCCTTTTTAGTAACCTTATTTTCAGCCTCAAGAGCTGTATTTTTATCTGCGATTAAAACAACCGCGCTCAATATGCTGTCCTCCGAGGCATCCTCAGTTAATCCCAGCTTGTTGGTGACTTTAAGCATTTTGCTTTTAGTTTTTGGTTTTATGTTTATTATTTTATTTATTGCAATATCTCCAGCCTGTTTTAGGGCGTTGGTTGTTGTTAATTTTCTTTTCTTATTGTGGTCGCCTGACATTTCTATTTTATCGCAAAAACCACATTTTAAAGCCTCTTCTGGGTTTATCCAGGTTTCAGAGTTCATCATTTTAGAGATTAGCTCGCTGCTTATCTCTGGGTTTTTAGCGGCTACCATGGTAACAATACTTGTTTTAAAGGCATCCATGACCTTTGCATCACCGTCACCCTGTGGGTTATGGTACATAAGTATTGAATAGTCTGCCATAACTCTATTTCTACCGGCCTGAAATATCAGAGCGGCAGAGCTGGCGGCAATACCTACGGCATAGGTATCTACTTTTGTTTTACTCTTTAATATAGCGTTGTATATAGCGTAAGCGTCTAAAATAACGCCTCCAGGAGAGTTAATCCATACCTGTATAGATTCTTTACCCATCGCATCAAGCGCCAATAATTCCGCTTGAAAATCCGCTCCCATTATACCGGGTCCGTCTATTGCATCCATACCTATATGCTTATTTAATAGCATTATAGGTACTTCGGCGGCTGGGTCAACGGTATATTGATATATCATTTATACAAAAGTACGAGGTCTGGGCGTATTAATTCTGTTTTGGCCCACTTATTTATATTATTTATGCAAAAAACGGTAATCTTTAATGATCTTATCGACTTCCCAGGCTGGTAGATCGTCGAAAAACTTCTTAATAATGATATTTATAGACTTCGATTGGCTAAGCCCTGTCTGGTGACAATAAGCTCCCAGAAGCTCATAGTATCTCGGTGGTGGAAACGCCCGGACCCGCCGGGCTTCTGTTTTTGACATCTAGTAGATTCTTTGTATGTAAAGAACTGAGTAAAAAGGAGGCCTCGTGTCAAAAGGTACCGGGAAGGCAGCAAGACCGCCAGCCGTACCGTCGCCCGTTACTCCTGGAGGGTTGGCGCTGGCCGCTCCCTGGGCAAAAGACGTTCCCGTAGTTCCTGACGCTACGGCTATTGTGTGCACGTGTGCCGGTATATTGTTTAATACGAGCGTAGTTGTTTTTGATCCTCCAGTAGCCGCCAGGCCGTAATTAACGTCGATATTGCTATACCCTACCAGAAATTTACCGCGCAAATCTGTGGTGCCGTTGTTGCCGTTGCAAATTGCCCAGCCAAAAGTATTGTACGTAATACCTTTACCGCTAGCGTCAAACTCTCCAAGCGATCCGCCTGCTGGCACATAGTTTAAAACAGTATTAACGGGCACCTGGGCAGAGTTTCCCTTTAGCATAGCCATAAAATCTGCTGTGCCTGTTCCTGAAACGGCGGCAGCAAAGGTTAATATTCTTACCTGGTGGATATTCCGGCTGACCTGGTCGGTAAAAACTACGGGGTCGGCGGTAGGGTCAGTAAAAAAGCCGGTAGATATATTGCCTACCGCTATCTGGCCAGTAGGCGCTGTAAAAGTTGCCGCCGCTACCTGGTAAATTTCACCACCGACATAAACGGCACCGGCAGAAATTATATAGTTTAAACCTGAGCCCGTATTTAGGCAGCCATAAAGAATATATACGGCGCTTGCATTATAACCAGCGCCGATAACGGTGTTTATAGCTGCTGTAAGCGCTTCGGCGTATGCCGCTTGAACGTGTACTAAAGTACCCGCTTTTATTGGTAGTCCGATAGCTGCCGTTACGGCGCTGGTGTCTAGTTTTCTCATATTAGTATGTTTGGATAGCGTAGGTTATACCCGCCGGCAGGTATTGGTTAACAATGGAATTTACTAAAGCAAAACGGTTGATCAATAAAGGGTCAAGAGCGGTAAAAACGGCTATGGGTATGTTTATTGTAAGGTTTGCCGTTCCTGTGGTCACATAGCTATTAATGATAAACTCGCTGGATATGGTTAGGAAAACTTTCGAACTGTTATTCTCTGTACCTCCTACCCTGAAAACAGCTACCGCCTGAGCGCTATTGGTCAGGTAAATATCTGACTGACCTGGAGGCTGTATAAAGTTTGTGCCAAACCAGCGGTTTAAAGCATATTCAAGTACTATTTTTTGCCCTGAGTAAAGTACCTGCTCATTTATGCCTATGGCATTGCTTTGAACTAAAAACCAGTTTACCGAGGGCGGCACATCTGTATTACCAGCTGTCAGCGATTCATAAACATTATGCTTATAGACTACCCTAGCACCCAGGATATAAGCACCGGCGCTGTAAGCTGGAGCCGCTGAGCCGTTGCCATAAGAATCAAAAATAATATCCCGCAAGTATTGAATTTGCGATAACAATACAGAAACGAGTTTTACCAGACGGCTATTTCGCTTATCTGGCGGCAATAGCTCGGAGCCGAAGTTTGAAAAGTTGACGTTAAAAATGCTCATTATTGAGGCGTTAAGGTTAGCGTCGTAGCAAGGGTATAACCGGCGGTATTTTCAGCAACCATATAACCGGCAATCGTTGCCCATAGCCGGGCGACCTCTGTTTGATTCTGAATAAGTACGGTGCCCTGAGCAACGGTGTCTTGGTCACGCCTGACGGTAACATTTTGTAATACGACGTCGTTAACGCCTGTAACATTTCGTATTGTATTTTCAAGGTCTGATACCTTCATCGATCCATCAAAAGCTAGGTTAGCTAAAAAGGTTGCAATAGCTGCTGTAACTGATTGCAGGATAATAGCGGCATAAGTACCCTGGTAGAAAACCGTTGCCTGTATAAATATCTGGTCAGGGTTGGCAGAGGTAACCGTATAGTTAATACCGGCTATGCCTATGCTATTAATATAGCTTTGTAGTGCCGATAGCTCAGGAGCTAATAAGGCTACTGGAGGCATCAGCTTTGCGGCCTTTATTGCTACCGTATTTGCCAGCGACGTTTTTACGGAAGCCCTGGTAATAAGCAAGAGCGTAGGATCAACGACGGCATAAGTAGGAACCGTATTTATTAGCTGTATATTTTGTGGGTTAGTAGCCGAATATTGAAAATTAAAAATTTTTGCCTGTAACCATTGAGGCGTAGCCGGTGCCGATAGCGCCACAATGGCTGTAATATTTGCTTTAAACAAGTCTAGGAGCTGCTCAAAAACGTTTATTGCCGTAGCCACAATAAAGGTAAGCAGGTACCATATAGCGCGCTTGCTCGTGCTATTAGCGGCGGCGAGCTCTGGTTGAGCCTGAAAGTTGGTAACAATAAGAGCTTGAATAGTTGCAACTGAGCGAGCCATATATTTAAGATTGAGGTATTTTATAAGTACTTGTGTCTGGTGTAAAAGGTGTTAATCCCTGTGAGGCCGTTGTTATCTCTGTTAATGGAGGTATAGAAGGCGTAAAAACAGTAGAGCCAACATCGTAAGGCGAACCTTTGGAATCTATAAAGCTACATTTTAGCTGTAACTGGTATTCGTAAACGTCGTCATGGTCATAGCTGAAAGTTTCTGCTACCAGAAATAATGAAGAGCAAGCCGTTGCCTGATAGCCTACCAGAAGCTTTATAAGCTCGTCACGTATGGCAAAAACTGGTAGGTCCTGCTCAAAAGTGCCATCCGAAGCGTCGTAATACTCATGGAATAGGTAAATAGTAAAAGTAAGGTCTGCCTCTGCAAAGCCGCCGCCCATCTGGTTATAATCTGCTGGAGACTGTACGGCAACAAAGGCGGCAGGGAATAGAAAATTATATCCCTGGCGGCTGTCAATACTTTTTACCTGGTTATTCCATATTCTGACCGTCTTAATATCTGTAAGAGTAGATATAAGAGCCATAATATCTAAAATAGGTTGCTTTATGCCGCTCATTTCTTAAAGGCGTTATCAATATACTGTTTTATTAGTTTCACCTGGTTTTCTTTTAGTGTAATAGAGTCGCCCATAAATTTACGGGCTGGCATTTTTGAGGTGCCTTCATTCAAATAACTAGCGTAGGGCACATCAACGACCAGCTTTACAAGCGAAAAGGTTGCTTTTTTAATGCTGTTATTAACACCTTTACGTAGCTGACCAGAGCCTTTGCCCTGTAAAATAGCTCTCTCGTGCCTACCCAGGTCTTTTTTTAGCGGGTATTTATAGGCATTGGTACCAGGTATGCGACGCTTTACTTCTGCCCAGGGCTTTGTACTGCCGTCTAAAAATCCTTGCCTACGAAAGTTATCTATAAAGAAGTTTTGCGCCTGGTTAGCCAGCTTCATAGGTATTTCATCCCTCATATTACCCAGGGCGACAATAATTTTATCAATACCGAATTGATTTTTACTCATAATATACCTCTCTTACGGCATCAAATTGGTTTACATCACCACAATAAATATTTATATTGTCAAAGGTAACCTCCCGGCCAGCCTGCCATTCCTGGCCCGTCAGCTGTTCAAAGTCTGACATAAATTTGTCATATAATAAAGGCTTTAAGTAAAAGGCCTTTATAGGTTTGCAAAATGTACGCCTATGAGTAACCATAGAGGCCAGCATATCAATAGAGCGGTAGCCGGTAAGGTCAAATTTTGGAGCGTTAGGGTTAATCATTTTCTGGTATATCTAGGTTAAAATTCTCTTTAGCATATTTCTTGTCCGCTTTAGGCACATCAAAATAGGGGTGTTCCTTATTAAACACCTCGCCTGTTTTGCCTGGGTTTTCAGCGAATAGCGGCTTTATAAGCTCTCTAGGTCCGGCAGCAATACCGTCTAGCTCGTCAGGATCGGTAGCCTCTAGCTCACCGTCAGCTATCTGTGTTACCAGGCAGCGGCAGTTAAAATGATTAAGCGGCATAAACTCATCCCAAAACGGGTCATTAACGGGTAATACAATACCATCAAGAGGCGCGCAAATATCTGACGTTGTTGCATCCTCGATAGCCGAATAGCGGAGCAAGGGGAATGTTTTTTTATCTTTTATGATCTGCTGCCACTTCGCCGCATTGCTAGCCTGGCCAAGTGCCGTCGAGCGCTCAGTTTGTAACCAGTCAATATTATAAGTCTGGTAAATATCGATAGCGTCGGTTTTAAACGCTGAAAATGTTCGTATTTTCCCAGCGTCGTCGGTGAGTAGGTCAACCATTTCGCGGACCTGCTGAAAAGTCTTAGCACCAGAAAACGCGTAAATATTATTACGGAGCTCAGAAAGTAAACCCAGAGCCACGTCGTCACCGTCGAGCTCTGCAATAGATTTACCAAAGCCTTCATATAAGCCTTTTTTTAAATAGTCGGCAATAGCAAAATATAAGTTGTCCGGTAGCGAGTATTCGGTAATATCACCAGCAAAAATGCCGTCTAGTAAATCCGAAATTTCACTATCAGAGTATTTTATTTTGCTCATTTATAAAGTTTGTTAAGCATAGCCTTTACTTTTTTGGTCTGGGCTGGCTTATCGGCTGGCTTATCGGCTGCTGGTTGTATTGCTGCCGTTGCCGGTATGCCTGTACGCTCGGAAAAATAGGCTGGGTCCATTTGCAAACCCCCCAGGGCCATAGTCGAAGCAATTGTTGCCGTCGTTAGGTTTGAGTTGTCCTCTTTCTTTCTAAACTCCTCTGTCTCGTCGTCGTTGATAAATTTAAATTCGGCATCCAGCGGTATAGAAAAGCCGATAGCGCGTAATTTTAAAAATAGATTATTAGTTACGGCATCCTCAATATATCTGCCGTCTTTGCTTTGCTTTTCGCTAATTGCCGCTGAAACTGGCGACATTTCGGCACCTTGTCCAGAGCCCAGCTTGCCGGGTATTGAGTCAAGAGCGTCAGAGTGACCCAAAAATAACTTGCTTATTTTCTTTTCCAGGCGCTCTTCAAAATTAGCATAACCCTGCCATCCTGTGCCTCCCAGAGCCGTTTCTAAAAATTGTATTTCGTCTGTGGGGTCAATAATTGCATAACCATTGGAGCCCATCTGACGTAAGGCCGCCTCCAGGTTGTCACGCTCGGCACCTTCGATTTTATTTGTCTTGCCGATACGGTAAGGCTGGGAGTAAAGCTCCACAAAGTCACCGTTATAGCTGAGCACATTACGAAGGTATATTTCGTAAATCGCGGCATAGTATAATAAACCAAAGCCACATTTCGAGGAGCCGTTATCGCTGGGCGTCTTTAAATAAATATGCCAATTTTTATAAGGGTCTTCATTAAATAGCTCTCCTGTTATGCCGTATTGGAAGGCGGTAACGTTGAGCCGGTCAGGGCTAACGTTCCACCGCCTGACAATCGACAAATCATTTAACTGGTTGTTGGTAATATCACCGATTGACATTAGTGTATAGCCATAGAATAGGGTATCTATGGAATAGCTCATAAAATTATAGAACCACGTTTTTTTAAATTCTGCCGTTAGAGAGACGTTGACTTTTGTGCCCTGGATTATATGAAAGTCCCTCAGTAAAGTGAGGTCTTTACGGCGCTCCATGGCAGCGATAACATGGCCGTTTAGGGCTGTATCTATAAACATTTGCTGCATTTTCACCCTGTAAGGGAAATATGCTAGCTCTGCCTCTTTAATTGCCTCACGCCACATACTAACATCAAAACGTAAGCGCTGTAACTGCTGTGGCGCTATGGTTTTTGATAGATTTTTCTTATCACCGTTATTAGCGGCTACGCCAGAAAAGGGCGCCGAAAAGAAGTTACTAATTTTTGTTATTGCTGACATTAGTAGATATTATTATTTTTAATATTACCGCCAAAGCGAATAGTTTTACCCTGAGCTGGCTGAAATTTTATCATACCGGCTGTTACATCGCCTTTACCAGCCATCTTTAACCATTTTATAGCGCTCTCATAGCGTATTTGCCGTATTTCAGGTACATTTCTAGGCGTAATACGGCTATGTAAGTGATAAAGTGATATATCTAGCAGGTAAGTAACTAGCTGCTGGTTTCTGGTGTCTCCAGGCGCCCAGAATGCCGTATTTGCCAGAGCCGTTGCCGCTGGTATAGTATAAGTAATACCGCCCCCCCAATTTATAGCACCGTTATACGTGTCGTCAGGGTAAATATTTAAGGGCGGTATATTATTGTAAGTACCAGGCTGTATAGAGCCTAGGTTTGAAACAACGGTAGCAATAATGCAGGTATAAACTTTACCCTTCCAAAATACTTGTTGCCCTATTATGTAGTATGCTAGCTCATTAAATAAAGGAGCTGGCATAATTGCGTTATAATATAAAGGTGTCGGCGTAGTGGTGTCATATACGCGCGATCCGGCCTGATAGGTCGTTAAAGAGCTCCAGAGCGTTGTATCTGCAAACTCGGAGGCAGTATCATACTTTTGTATTAAATAGCTTATTGCCTCTGCCTGGGCCGTCTGGCCTGCTGCTAGCAATACGGCAGAATCAGCTGTTATTATCTGCTGTAAGTTTGCCTCCTGTATTACCCTGTGATAGTCAGGCTCTGTAAGATACGCCAATTTGAGAACGGCAAGGAAAAGGTCTTATAAAGAGCGCTCTATTGAACGTATGCAAAAGTAAGCAAAAAATATATCTTTTATGCAAAAAACCGAATCTATTATGATTCGGTTTTTTTTTGAGCATAAAAAAACCGGCCCTATTACGGTGCCGGCTCGTCGAGAACGGTAACATATCTTACTATGACTTAATATTTAGTTCCTGCTGTTCTTTTAGTATGGATATAAGTCTTTCACAAAGGTCTATCTGATTTTTATAATAGGTATCAAACTTAGGGTTGGTAATAGCAGGAAGTAAAGAAATATGATTTGCAATGATTCTAACGTCTGTATTGAAATTATCGTTCTTTTTTTTGGTTTCCATATTTATATAACGCAAATATAAACACAAAAGGTATCATTTTCGTTATTATTAATAAGAGTTTTTACTAACATTCTTACCAAAAGTCCTGACGGCAGGAGAGCCACCGCGCTGATAATCAAGATATTCACTGGCAAAGGCAGAGCAAATAAAATAATCAAATAAATCTGTAAAGTGACCGTAAACCTGGTACCTTACTTTGGTTAATGGGTCGGTAGCCATTTCTTTATTCTTAGTGCCGTCGCTGGCTTCTTTAACGCCTACAAAGTCGTTTATGGCCGTCTTACAAGCTGGGTCTATTACCAGGGTAATACCGCCATAGTGTTTTTCGAGCACCGTATTTATAAAATTGCCTCTCATAACTACTGCTGGGTTGGAAGTAAGTACCCTCAGGGCTGGGCGGTAATCTTTTAGGGCGTCGGTAATAAGGCGGTAAAAATTATATCCCTTCTCGAGCTTTGTATCTTGCTTACTGGCCGTCGCATCACCATATACAAACAGGCCAGCGCTGTGAGCCGGATAGCGCCTGACAAATTCTCTACATACGCCAGTAACGGTATTTATAGGATCGCGGCCAGCAATTTCGTCAATAAATAAAATATTTTTGCCTACTATCTGGAAGATACCCAGCGGCAGGTAAGGGTTTACGTTGTCGTCAAAGCTAATATGTAGCGGCAGTGACGGGTTATATTTAGCAGGTCCTATATGTTGATCCAGGTCGAATGATTTATAAAACTCACCACCTGTTTTTATTTGTACCTCCCAGTTACCTTCCACAAAAACCATATACTGATAGCGAGGCAGCTGTTTTAACGCCTCAACGTACGTAGCCGATAAATAGGGATTGTCGGTAATTTTTGCAGGCACATAGGCCCATTTACTCGGCAGCGTACCATTTATATAACGGTCATAGAAAAGCGTTTTTACCCAGTTATTAGTAGGGTTGCAGGTTGCCAGAATCTTTATAGGGCAACCTTTAGAATGCTGCCAGGAGCCGGCACGCTCAATAATTTTGTTTAGCGTATTTTCCTGTATTTCGTTAATCTCGTCAATACCAGCACCGTTAATTTCAAGACCTCTAAAACGGTTTAACTCCTTGTCGGTGTCGTAAGATTCGGCCATAAAAATAATCTGGCTGTTATTATGAAGAGTACACGTTTTTGTCTGGGCGTTCCAATGGGCTACATCTTGCTGGAGGCCTTCATTTAATAGGCTTTGGAAGGTTACCAGCGTCGTCTGGGTCAGCGTTGGCACTGACGCCCGTAAGATTATCCAGCGGCTACGAGGGTAGCGGATAGCATAAACCCATATCATTAATATTAGCCAGTATGTTTTGCCGCCTCGGATAGCGCCGCCATATAGCGTAATAGTGTTATCATTCGCTGTCCTGGTCGCTTCCGCTTGCTTCGCTGTCAATGCTAATACCTTCGCCACTTATATCAATTATTGTCGTTAACTTGCTTATTGTTACCTCTGCCTGGTAAGGGATTAATCGAGCTGCCAGCCTGTAAAACTCGGTAGGGTTGTTAATACCCCAGGCCAAAAGGTTAGCATTAGCGTCGCCTTGCATTAAAGCGAAAACTTCTACAAAAACGGCTTTAACGTTAGCTGTGGCCTTGTTTATCTGGCCTACCTTACGCCCTGGGCTTAGCTTATGGCCTTTTTGGAACGGCATAATTATAGATAATTAAAAATTATATTTTGTATGCAAATATACGAATAAAACCCGGCTTGTTAGGCCGGGTCTGAAATTAGGGCTTTGGGAGTTCAGGTATTAGCATCCAATAGGCTATTTCATTGTCTCTAAATATTCCAGAGAGCATACTTCCCCATGTATACCCCTGGTTCCTGCTTACCTTTGAATAATAGTCTAAGCCATCTAAGGGATTTACAACATAACAATATCCATTGTAATTACTAATAAATATCTTTCTACCATCCCTCGGAGCGTTCTCAATATCTGTTCTCCAGGGTGGTGGAGTAGGCTTTTCGAATTGCAAGACTGTTTTTATTTTGCTCATGATAGGTGATCGGTTTTAATTCGGTTAATTATTTTAATTAGTTCTATATAAAACCCCTGTGGTAAAAAAGTCTTGCGTTTAAAGCCTTCAATTAGAGTAACAACTTCCTGCCACGTTATCTTTTCCGGCTCCGGCTCCGGTTCGACCAGTTCAAAGTGTTTCGGCAAATCGGCTAAATTAAAACCTGCAATACAATAATCTTCCGGATACAATTCCCCCAATATTTCAAACATCCCGTTAATTGCAGGGCGCACCTGGATACACCTATACATTAGTGTTTTCGGCTCTTCAAGTTCATCAAGTTTTACCTCGATATATTTTGGAAAAGAGTACGGGTGCGGTTCGTCATCACAATAGCTAGACCATATTATTAAAGCGTTCTGGTA